TCTTTGAAAGATTCTTCATTTTCAAACTCAACAGCTTCTGCGAGGGAGACTAGTTTCTCCTTCTGAGAGAGACTTAAGCCCTCTGCAATCTCTGTCACAATCCCATTCTTAATATAGCCGCCAACTTTCTTAGAAAGTCCAACGTTTTCTTCAATTGATTCGTTGAGTTTAGACTCCATAGTATGAAGTTGCTCTTGTAGACCATCTACAAGGTCAACTTTCTCGTCGGGAAGGTCAATGTAATTCTCGACGAAAACTTTTTTAAGACCTGTCAATACAGACTCACCCATCTCTGCCTTAATACCGCTTTCGATCTGTAGAGAGTTCTTCTCCATCCACTGACCGACAGCATAAGATAGGTAATCATCGACTTTCTCAGCCAATTCTGTTTTAACTGTCTCAATTTCTTTGTCTAGTGCCTTTGCATAGTCTTCATGCATACGCTCTAGTTCTTCGTTTAGCTTAGAAACAACTGCGGCTTCAAAGATAGTCTTTGCTTTCTCTTTGAATTCCTCACTAAGGTCTTCGCCTTCAGTAAGTGCAGCAACGTCAGCAGATAAATCTACTTCGATGACGCTTTCTTCTTCAGCAGGGGTTTCAGCAATCACGTCGCCTTCGGGCTCGTGTCCTGCTTTTACATCACCCTTATCACTAAATGTTTGAGTAGATGCGGAAGCATCACTTGGTTTAGTTGTAGGTGATTGTGCGTTTCCACCAGCGATAGTCTTATACTTGTTACTATCATCTGTTGGTTTGGAATTAAAAGGTGTAGGTCCACCTAAATCTTGTACACCACCGAGACTGCTGCCATCACTGCCAAGTTTACCTTGGGGATCAGCTGGCTTTGCTCCTGCGGTTACACTTGATTCATCCAGAGTTTTAGTATTCTCTTCTGACATTGTAGTCTCCGTTGCGACAAATTGCGATTGCTATAGATTATTTAGACAAGTTTGTAATTACAAACCTTGTAAATACTGTGAAAATGCGGAAAGTTTTACCTCTTCCATTTGATTTAGTGCAGCATTATCGATTCTTTTCTTAATCTGCTCCACTGTTTGCTCTTGAACAGCACCATTATTATAGATCCATTCCTTTCCTTCCATGATTCCATTGACGAAAGCATCGGGTGCGGAAGGATCAGCAACAATATCTGCTGCTGTTGCGAGCATAAAGTCATCCATGACAACTTTAACACCGTCTCTTTCTCTTATGGTACCAAGTCCACGTGATGAAACACCTAACTTGACACCCTCATCAATGAGGTTTTTAGCAATGTTACCCATTGGTGTATCCAATAGTCTTGCTCTACCCACATAGTTATTACCCTCTTGCTTAAGAGAAGTAATCAGATGTGACACTCTATCTAGGTTGATAGTTGGACCATCTGGATGACCTAACTCACCAAGTGCACGACCTTTCTCGATATACTTAGCATGATAGTTTTTTGCTTCACGCTGCAAAGTCGAGATAGGATACATCCGACCATTGCGGTTCTTGATTTCACCCTGTAGAAATACACCCTCGATAAAATGAGATTTTTTCCCATTCTTACCTTCGGTGATTAATACTTTGGCTTCTTCAATCTCTTCCCTGATCAGTTTCATCAGTAGGCTCCTCGGTTTCGGTTTCAGTTTCAGCAGAAGCTTCAGGTGGTTCTGCGTCCGCAGGTTGCTCGGTGTTTTCAGGACCGTCTTCCTGTGGTTTAAAAATGTGCTTACCCATCTCTTGCTTCTTAGCATCGATGGCTTCCACACTCTTCGCATTCATACCCTGAACAACGTAATCGGACAGATCTTTCTGTCCAGCAAACAGTGCGTTTACTATGTCTCTTGCAACTTCAGTAGGCATAATTAATCATCAATATAATATTATTTAGATGTTTCCTTTTTTATAGTCCGCATCACTGATTCCTGCTTCCGCAGGATCTGGTTCTGGAGGCATCAAAGACATCTCCATTTGAGCAAGTTCTAGCTTCTGCATCTCTACAGGATCAACTAGTTTACCCTCTGAGATCTCAGTGTCCATCTGACCTTGTATCTCATTAAACTCTTCATCTGTCTGACGTAAGATCTGACGACGCATGTATTCTAATGAGAAATATTTACCAGCAAACGGATCCATCTGAGCAACAAGAGCCATACGCTCATTCATCATCTCTTGCTCTTTCAACTCGGAGAAGTAGTTGTCAGCAACGAAGTCATATTGGATATGCTCCTTGCATTCATCCCACTCTTCCATAGTTAATACTCCTTTGAGTACCAACTGAGTCTTGAGAAGATCATTGAATAAATCAGCGAATCTCTTACGGAGTCTTGCAATGAACTTTTGGAATTTTACTTCATCACGTGTGATCTCAGCAGATCTACCAACGTTAAATGAACTATCAGACTCCAGACGTGACTCAGGTACATTCAATGCACGGTAGAGTTTCTTCTGGAAGTACTTAATGTCCTCCAATTCACCAAGATTTTGTCCGCCAGGTAGAGTAGAAATTTCTGTCCCTCTACCACCCTCACGTCTAGGAAGCCAGAAGTCTTCTAGCATAGACATGAATTTCTTATCGTCTCTTATCTCTCCAGTGTCAGCATTATACACCAACTTATTACGATAGCGAGACATAACCTCTTTGAGGTACTGCTCTGCTTTCTGCTTGGGTAAATTACCTACATCTATATAGAAGATTCTACGCTCTGGTGCACGAGACATGCGGTAAATAACCAGTGAATCTTCAATCATTCTCAACTGGTTAGTTGCCTTAATTGCTTTGTGAAGATGTGACAACACATAGTTGCGTTGCATATCTAATTGTCCTGAGTGGACAAAACATATAGCATCAGGTGCTATTTTAATTCCTCTATTCTCATACCCACGTAACCCCTTGGGTGAATAAATGAAATACTCTACACTCTTAGGTACCAGTGTATTAATTTCTGGGTCAGCAGGTGACACACGATCCTTTGGTTTATCATATTCGATAACCTTTTTAATCTTTCTAGGATCAATGTATCTCAACTCTGTCATTCCCTCTTGAGGATTGTCAGGGTTGATCATTTTATGATAAAAAAGTCTTCCGTCGATGTACCACCTACGGAAGATATCATATGCTTTACGATCAAAGTCTAGTAACGACAGTACGTTATCAAACTCTTCTCTAATTCTTTTCTTTACAGGCTCAGAAACCCTTAAGTTTGAGAGCTCTACCTCAACAGGCTTATCATCCAAGTCACCTGCTATTGCTTCTGCAACTATATCCCCGATTGCCTGATCCACTTCTGGATGCAAAGACATCTCACGATATCTACCAATTAGATCTACATCGCTTGCTTTGTTGGCAGCATCACCAAGGTCAACGTATTGACCAAAGTAACCGCCAGCAACTATCGGTTGTGCTGCGTCATCCGAATCTTTCGTTACAAAAGAAGGGCCGATTGATTTCGCACCCTTCTTCTTACGATCAATTGAATAACCAAATAGTTGTGACATTTAGTTGTTCCTTTCCATTATAAAGTTATTTAGTTAGGCAATATCTGTGCCAACTAATGATACCGCATTACCAGCGTTGTTATCATTAGCGTATGTCCAGTACTGAACCTGGAATTCAACAGTATACTCTTCTGGAGTATCATTACTATCCCATGCAAGATCAATTGCAGAGATTGTAGAGGGCCATATACCTACAAACTTGTAGGATCTAACGACTGCACCTTGTCTATCGTATTGTCTTACCATAGCATCTGATTGATACTCGGCAATAACACGAGGCTCTTGTAAGTTCTGATGAAGTGCCTGAATTTTAGTAGACCATTCTTCAAACTTAGAGCGAAGAGCAAATCCTTTGTCGTTGAGAACTGTAATAGTCCATGGCTCAAAGGTTCTGTCTCCAGAAATCTTAAGTGTCCTACCTCTGTAGGGTACTTCGATTACTCCAACGGTAGACGCTGGTATGTTTGCTGCCTTAACTAAGAAGGTAGCGAGTGATCCAGAAGCAGCTCCAGATCCAGCACGAGATTGTCCCGCACTTTCTTCTCCTCTCTGCTCTTGTGATCCTGGGGTTGCACCTGATGCAGGTGTGCCATTGTCCACAATCTGAGGGAATCCTATCTCAACCTGAAACAGGTTAGGACGGGCCAAGTCTCCAATCCTATTTCTAAAGTCTAGGATTGGAGCATTGATTTGTTTTCCTTCAGACTGCCCTGGATATGTTTGGCTGTCGAATGCTGACATGTTATTCTCCTATTAGAGGTTGAGCACGAAGACGTGCCACGGTTTACTCATTACGATACTAGCTCACTGAAGCTTGCTCCAGTTCTAGTTGCAGTGAATGTCAATGTGATGAAGTTGATAGATCTTGTGGGTTTCACAAATATCTCTGCGTAGAATTCACCACGGTCAATCGCTTCAGCAGGGTTGTTTGTTCCGTCGCAGACTACGAGGAAGTCAACAATACCACGTCTTGATTGGACACTGCGTAAGTATGGCTCAACAATGTTCTTGAATTGTTGGCGAGTAAACTCGTCATTCAACTCGAATAGTTGGGTCTTAGCAGCCTCACTGATTGCTTCTTCCATCACTAGGAATAAACGTCTAACGTTAATTCTGTCGAAGGCAGAAACATAGGATAGTGCAGTCTTATCTCCGAAGAGGATGATGCCCTGTCCAGGGAAGGCTACGATTGGGTTTACACGAGAAGCGTAAAGTGTATCTCTGTGATCCTTAAGAGGTGAGTAAGCAAGTTTGATTGCATTTCTCAACTGTCCTCTGTTGAAACCAGCAGGAGAATACCAAGGCTCTTGTGCAAGAGTTGTGCTTAGTACCAATCCAGCAACGTCAGCATTACATGGAATGTAACGGTACTTGTCGCTGTACTTATCATAGATGTATTTGTAGTTATTGTCAAATACCGCATAAGAAGTGCTACTTAACTGATCGAAGTAGTTAACTGTGCGTTGGACAATAGTCGAAGTCTTTGCTTGACCAATTACATCACCACGATAAGGTGATACGAAAGCAATACAATCTTTACGTGCAGCAGCAATAGAAATTACATGCTGTGCCTTAGCGATTGTATCATCAATACCACTCATGGATGGACCCATCAAGAGGTAATCAATGTCTACAGTCTCAGCATCTGCGAAGAGATCGTATGCTCCAAGGATATCTGGACGTGCGATAGTATAACCATCGACTCCACCTTGTAAAGAGTAACGTAGTGTTGCTCTATTCTTTGTGCCTAACAGTGCAATTGCTAGAGGATTCAATCCTGTTGGATCGTCTAGGTTATTAAGTGAGTTACTTGACTTGATTAAGTCAAACTCTCTGTTAACACCTGATACACCGATGACACCAGATGCACTGGTATTCTTGTCATAGATGTTAGCAGTCTCATGAGATCCCCAGTAGAGGTACTCAGAGTATGTCTTGATTACATCCTTGTAATAGATGTTATCACCTTGAGGTGACTTAGCATCCATTGCTTTAGAAACATTAAGGTGCTTCTCAAGAACTGCTCCTGGAACTCCAGTGATCTTTCCATCACCATCAAGTACCAAGATGTGCATTAGGTCATTGTGACCTCCTCTCTCTGAAACCCATGCGGAAGTTGTAGGTCTAGCAGCAACGTTGATCCACTTAGCATTCTCTCCGTATAGTCTTGACTCATAGTCAGACTCAACGTTAGAGATAGAAACTGTAGCAGCGTTTCCGTCTGTTACATTCTGGTTTGCTTGGAAGTTAGGTGATCCTTGATTCAATGCAACACGTAATTCTCTGTTGATTGATTCAATCTCTCCAGTGTCACCAGTAGCAGAACCAGGAGTGTTAGAGTTGTTTGCTAACTCAGAGATAGTGTCTCCAACTTCAAGGAAGTCAGAAGATGTGCCATCAATAGCAATCTCTACCTTACGGTTAACTTCATCGTATGCAACGACTCTACCTGTAACACCACCACTAACAGCAGTGATATAGTTGTCTGTCTCAAACTTACCAATTAGGTTAGAGTTATCCTTAAAGGTAACGATAACAGAATAGTCATATACACGACCATAGATGTTAGCATTAGAGAAGGAGATCTCTGCGTTGTTAACAAATTCCCACTCAGAAGCAGTTGGTTGTGCAAGATATAATACTTGATCAGGACCAGCATCTGTCATGATAACTCTTAAAGAGTTACCGTGAGTACCAGCAGTCTTACCTGCCCACTTCCAGTTGTTAGAAGCAGTCTCTACGTTTGCTTCATAAGTATCAATATTCTTGATAAGAGGAGCAGCAACACCAGTTGCAGTCTGCTCATTGATCTCAGTCTTGTTAGAAGTAACATTCTGCAAGATAACAGCAGTGCTGTTAGCGTGTGAAGCAGCAGTTGTACCTAAGACACCACGGACAACGGTTAAATCGTTACCAGCAATAGAGGATACCTGAAGAATCTCATCGTCGATTCTAATGTAGGAGTTAGTACCAGCACCAAGAGCAGCAGCAGAAGCAACCGATAAGGTTACATCACTGTCACTATAAGTACCACCTTCATCTACAGTAGAAGAAGTACCAGCAGGCTCAATTAGAGTGATCTGTGTGGCAGCAGCGTGAGATACAGCAGCAGTAGCAAGTTGTCCACGAGCAACCGTAACGTCGTTACCAGAAACTGCGGAGATTGTTACTAATTCTGCGTCGATTAGGAGGACATCGCTAACGTCGAAGTCAGTAGATGACGCAACGGTTAGAGTTGTATCGGAAGCACTGAAGGTAGATACAGTATACTGTGCAGTATCAATGGAGTTCTTCAGCGAATCATTCATCGCACGGATGACCTTAACGGTACCTCCATACAATAAGAATTGTGCGGTACTAAACCAATACTCGAAGTTATAGTCAGTAGGTTTGCCGAAAATTGAAAGTAATTCTTTTTCACTGGTTACAGTGGTTACCTGCTCAACAGGTCCCTTTTCAAATGATCCAACGATAGCAGCAATATTATCTACTGTTGCGTTAACTACGTTGGTCAGATCTCTTTCAAGTACGACAACTCCTGGTGAAAGTTGTGTGGATGCCATTTGTGATATCTCCTAGGGTAATGCCAATTTGGATGCTGAAATTATTTATTGAAAACCGTATTTTCACTGGGGAATCAAGCCGTGATTACCAGTCAGGGTAGTCTGCTAGGTATGGAGGTAAGGGTCTCTTCCTAGTTCTCTTCCTATTAACTCTCCATATAGTACAAGACTTACATTCATATGCATATGCAGATGGGTTGGCACCTCTATCCTTACGTGTTAGATAGAAGTCATCTAGTAATACCTTCGTCTGTCCACAGAGTCGGCACTTCCTTTCAACAAATAGGAGGTGCTCTAACTCTAGGTCAATGTTCATGACAAATATTCCCACATATGTGAATTGTCACCATACTCATCCAAGTTCCATCTGTCACCTTCATCATCTACAAACGATTGCTCATAGTCAACATGGTTATCAATGAATCCAAATGGAGCCATGTCCGCTTCTATACCCTCTTTCTGCTCTTGATACATCTTCATCCGCACATCATCGTCATGTAACTCACGGAAATAGTCCGTAGTTGCCAACCATGCGAAGATAACCAGACACATAGCAAGGTCATCGTTACATCCTTCCTCTGCTTCCCATGCTGGACCTCTCTGAATGAAGGTTGTTAACTCTGCCATGATGTCATAGTCTTTAAAGATGAGTT